CTTTAAGATCATCTTTACCATCAAATAAAGTGTCAAGTTCCATCTGTTTTTTCTTCGTGATGTTCGGTTCCCACAATACCTTGGTATGTTCTACGTGGTCTGGTAAGTGCACTGGAAACTCTATCTCATCCCAGTTCTTGTACACACCTTTAGGAGCCACTATCAATGCACCGCGGATCGCGCCTTTATCATACAGAACAGCTATATTATCAACGAGAACCTTGGATTTACCTGTACCCATTTCCATAAATAAAGCGTAGGTTTCTGCGGCCCATGATTTTTCCAACGCCTCCAGCTGATGCGCGTATGGCTTGGTTTTAAACTTATAATGTTTTATCATATTTTCTTTCTTGACATTTATATAATCATCACTATCTTAGATGTCAATAGCAAAATGGAGAAAGAAATGGAGCAAGACCAGATTATAAGTTCACTTTTCAATATGTTGCAAAAAAGCAACAATGAAAAAATAAATATGCAATTGACAATAGATAAGTTGACAATGGAGATCGACGCACTTAAGAAAGAAGATAAGAAAGCAAACAAAAAGAATGAAGAATAGATTTTTTGAATTATACAGCGGTACGCAGTTAACACAGTTTTTAGAGTTTATAAAAGAAAACCCTGAAGAAAACTTTGTGTATGTGTTACAGCATCCACCACAAAATATTAATATTATGTCAGCATCAGACTATGGGTATCTGGTAATTTGCTTACCAGAAAACTCACAGATGATGTTTAGTCCTGGGCCGTTCATTAGAAAAATGCGTAAGAACTTGCAAGATTTTAAGGATACGGATTATATACTTTGCACAGGTGATCCTGCTATAATTGGGTTATCTACCGCGATTGTTAGTGACATAACGAACGGTAAATTTAATCTACTAAAATGGGATAGACAAGAAACAAGGTACTATCCCCTGTCATTTAATTTATACGAGAAAGGAGAATAGATGTCAGAAATAAACTTTGAAGAAGATCAACAAGATCTAATAGAAAAAACAGATATACAAACACTCGCTGGTTTTTGTAGAGATCTACAGTCTTATGAAAATGAGATTGCAAAGCTAGAGGAACTAGTGAAAGACAAAAAACAAAAAGCAGACAAGATTAGTTCAGAGATAATACCTAATCTGCTAGCAGAGCAGGGGTTGTCATCTTTGAAATTAGCTGACGGCAGTTCTGTTGACGTTAAAAAGTCATACAACTGCACCATCAGAAAGGATGAGATGGAATCAGCTTACAACTGGCTTCGAGAGAACGGGCTGGGCGACATCATTAAAAACGAAGTTGCTGTACAGTTCGGGAAAGGCGAAGATAACAAGGCGGAGCAACTGCTCAACCTTGCAGAGCAAGAAGGTTATGAGCCTACCCAAAAACAAAAGGTAGAACCCATGACATTGAAGGCTCTCTTTAGAGAGCGTGTCGAGGCCGGCCTCGACATGCCCTCGCAATACTTTAATGTTTTCATTAAAGATCAAACAAAAATAGGCCGGAAATAAGGAAACAAGAAACATGAAAAAAGAAACATGGAAAAGAATGGGTCAGCGCGAAAAAGTTGTTTGGCTCGTAGAAAACAATGAGTGGAAAGGCAGTTTTACACCAGAGCAAAAAGAAAAAATTCTTGCTTATGGTTTTAAAATGCGTCCACAAAAAGAAAGTAAAATGAGAGGTATACTTGAAGAACTGTTAAGAGGTGGTGAACCAACTTCTTTACATCAGTTTTTAGACCACAAAGTAATGGGATTACCTGCTTATATTTACAGTCTTAAAGCTATGGGTTGGAATATAAAAAACCTTAAGAAAAAAGGTGAACCAGCTCAATATCAACTAGATCCTATGGATATCTCTAATTATAGAGAGGGTAATATTTTGTTAATTGAAACAAATATTAACACTCCAAAATTTGATCATGGAGATGACGACGATGATGGGGGTTCAAGCCCTGTAGGTAGTTATGTTCCGTCGAGAGATAGACAATCATTTAGCATAGGAGGGTCAGTATAATGAACCAAGTAGCAAAAAAAGAAAAATCAGACGTCGCCTTAACAGGTATGTTTGAGGAAGACGCTAACACGAGTTTTAGTAACATGGGGTCTGAAGACTTTGCGTTACCTTTTCTTAGAGTGTTAGGTCAACTGTCACCCGAGACAAACAAACGGGACGCCAAGTATGTAGATGGCGCTGAGCCAGGTATGATATTCAATACCGTGACGAAGCAACTCTACGATGGTGAGAAAGGCGTCAACGTAATACCATGTTATTACAAACGTGAATACGTTGAATGGTCTGATCGTGGCGAGGGCACAAGTGCTCCTGTTGCGATTCACTCTGTAGAAAGTGGTATCATAAAAGATGCAACACGAGATGCAGCGTATAAAGATAGACTACCAAATGGTAACTATCTAGAAAACACAGCATCCTATTTTGTGTTGTTAGAATCTGGTGAGGCCGCTTTGATCTCCATGAAATCTACACAACTAAAAGTTAGTAGATCATGGAACTCGATGATGAACAGCATCAAGCTGAAAGGCAAGAATGGAATGTTCACACCGGCAATGCACAGTCACGTGTACAATCTTAAAACAGTACAACAATCAAATGACAAGGGAACTTGGTTTGGTTGGAGCGTTGAAAAGGTAGGTCCTGTTCAAGACAAAGGTCTATACGAGCAGGCAAAAAGTTTTGCTGTGAGCGCCAATAAAGGCGACGTCACTGCAAAACATGGTGAAGAAGATACCAAGTCAGAAGACAAGGTACCGTTTTAATCATGAGTGAGACGCGTAAGTTCATCCCCCCTTACGCGTCTCTGACGTTTGACGAGTATTGGTTAGAACAAGACGAGTTGTGGGATATGAGTTTGAAAGAATCAAAAAAACAGAAAGACGAGAGGTTAAAAAAATTAAATGAACAGAAAGTGTCCAACTTGCCAGACGGAGTTCGAGATAACGAAGTGGCAAAAGGGTAAAATATATTGCACAGAAAAATGTAAACCAAAAATTTACATACCGACAGGCAATCCTGTGGGGAGGCCAAAAGCAAAGAAATGAAGTTCAAGGCTATATTTGAAGGCAACAATAGTGCATACGGTCAACTAATATTATCAGGCTCATCCAGCGATAAAGGCAAGGCTGAGGGTAAAGCTTTTATAAAAAGACAACCTGTAACCGAGAAACTGTGGCAGGATCATCTCGACGGCAAAGACCCAGCACTAGGTATAATTCCTATAAATGAAAACAACATGTGTAAGTGGGGATGTATCGATGTTGATGTATACAACGTGGACCATTTGGTTTTGATGAGAAACATAAAGGGACTTGGGTTTCCTCTTGTGACGTTTAGATCCAAGTCTGGTGGAGCACATTTATTTTTATTTGCAAAAGATTTTATTCCTGCATCACTGATGCAGTCAAAATTAAAAGAGATGGCAGCTGCACTTGGTTTTGAGGGCAGCGAGATATTTCCTAAACAAACTGAAATATTATCTGAGCGTGGAGACACAGGTAATTTTTTAAATCTACCATACCATGGTGGTGTGCGTGGTCTGAGATACGCAATGAAAGCTGGTGGTGAGGCTGCTAGTTTAGAATCATTCTATTCTATATACGAGGAGTGGGTAAAGACAGAGGATGAAATTAGAGACATTGTTGTGGCACAGGTGGACAACTCTAGCGATGCTTTCGAAGATGGCCCTCCTTGCTTAAATAAGCTGGCTAGAGAGGGTTTTGGTGAGGGGTCTAGAAACAATTCTTTGTTTAATATAGCTGTCTACAGAAAACAATCTGATCCTGACAGTTGGCAAGATCAGCTACAAAACGATAATCAAAAATATATGGTGCCACCACTTGGTTTTCAAGAAGTAACAAATTTAATTAAATCCATTGGCAAGAGAGGCTACGATAAATACAGGTGTAAAGAACAGCCTATTTGTGGTGTGTGTAATGCAGCTAAATGTAGAACCAAAAAATTTGGTGTAGGTTTTGAAGAGGAGCAGATGCCAGAGCTAGACACACTGACAAAGATAACATCAACTCCGCCACAATGGTTTTTAAATGTGGGTGGTAAAAGAGTAGAATTAAAAACAGAACAGCTACACAATCCTAATTTATTTTCGCTGGCTGTGTTGGACCAGGTGCACGAGATGACACCGATACCAAAAGCAAAAGACTGGAGAGAGGTTTATGTTAAACCTTTATTGTCAAATTTACAGGAGATAGAACCACTAGCGTCTCTAGATCCTACAAATCAAATAATAAATTTATTATATGACTTTACCGTCAATAGACCTGCAGCAAGAACAAAGGAGGACATCTTAAATAAAATGTCATGGACGGACGACGGACACACTTTTTTTAGAATGGATGACTTTTATTCTTTTTGTAAACGTAACAACTGGGAGGTTGACAAAACAAAAACAGGCAACTTGATAAAACAATTAGACATTTTTGTTGAAGAGATAAGAATGACACTGAAGAACCAAACACCACGTCTGATAAAAATACAACAAATGAAAAAGAATAAACCAGAGGTTAGCAAAGTTACATACGAGGAGACGCCTTTTTAGTGAAAACAATTATACTAGGACCACCAGGCACAGGTAAAACAACTACGCTACTAGATTTAGTGGATGATTTTTTGCGTGCAGGCACAGACATAAAGAGGATAGGATACTTTTCTTTTACCAAAAAAGCTGCCTACGAGGCTATCACTAGAGCAGAAGAAAAATTTAAAATAGATAAAGACGACATACCTTATTTCAGAACGCTTCACTCACTTGCATTTAGAATGTTAGGTGCAAAGAAAGAAAGTGTCATGGGTCATGCAGACTACAGAGACTTTGGTTTGAAGTGTGGCATACCTATTAAGACTGCTTGGTATGATGATGGTGATGGTGTGTTCAACTCGGACAATGAGTATCTAAGATTAATTAACAAAGCTAGAGTTACAGAGACACCTGTGCTTGATTTGTATGATAGAAACGAACATAGTATGGACATAGAAAAAGATTTACTATATCTTTTGGACAAAGAGTTAGTTAGATATAAACAGGAGAAAGGTTTAATAGATTACAATGACATGGTTGAACAATTTATCAGACAAGATGTTTCGCCAACTTTTGACGTATTATTTATTGACGAAGCTCAGGCTATATTTAGATGGGCTGGTGCTGATGTTGATACTTTTATCGCTCTTAAGGAAGAAGTAGATTATGTGGACACACTGAGTCAGTCTTACAGAATACCAGGTGGACCAATACATGAGATGTCTCAACAAATAATTAGAAATGTTTCTAATAGATACGACAAAGATTATATGCCAAGACAAGAGGTTGGTGATCTTACAAGATATTCTGACGTGACACAGGTGGACATGTCACATGGAGAATGGTTGGTGTTGACTACAGCAAATCATTTCTTAGACAACATAAAAGAATTTTGTGAGTTACAGGGTTGGTACTATTCACACAAAACAAGAAACTCTGTAAAATTAGATTTACTTCTTGCAATACAAACTTGGGAGAGATGGAGACAGTTTGAACATGACCTGCCACCAGCGTCAGTAAAAAATATTTATTCTTATCTTGGTGACAATGTAACTAAAGGTTATCGCACTGGTAAAACTTTAAGTGCTGAGGAGACTTATTTTATTGAAGAGTGCATCGAGCAGCATGGATTACAAACTAAAGATGTTTGGTACAAAGCGTTTGCAGGTCTAGACACCAACACAGAAAACTACATTAGAAATATGTTGGCCAACAAAGAAAAAATTTCACAAACACCACGCATAACACTATCAACAATACACGGAGCAAAAGGAGGTGAAGCTGATAATGTATTACTATTACCTGATATTACTAAGTCTGCTGTTGACTATAATGATATCAACCCCGACGAGTTACATCGTCTATTCTATGTCGCTGTAACACGCGCAAAAAAATCTTTACATATACTGGAGCCAAAAAATTATGACAGAGCATACATCATTTGATACCAACACCAAGGGTGCGATATCAGAGTCCACGGTCACAACTTATTTTTTAAGAAAAGGTTTGCATGTTTTTTCAAACACCAGCAGATCTGGGCCTGTAGATCTCATAACATTTAATCCTGAGACAGGAGAGAGACAGTGTTGGGAAGTCAAGACTGAAAACTACAGATTAAGTGGACCAAAGAAAGGGTCACGCATCGGTAGAAGAAGACGAAACACAAAATTCACGGATATTATAAACATGGTTTATGTGGACCTAGAAACACATGCAGTTAGAGAGGGTATAAGATATGACAAGTCCATATGACAACCAGGTCGGAGGCGACCACTACAAAAAATATAAGATACAGCCTAGCGAATTCATCAATAAAAACAAGTTGTTATTCGCAGAGGGTTCTGCTATAAAGTATATAGTTAGACATCAAGATAAGGGAGGCAAAGAGAGCCTCGAGAAAGCGAAACATTTTATCGATATGATAATCGAAAGGGATTACAGTTGAGAGCTTTACAAGCACCCATGTTCACTCCAGAGACAGAGTGGATACCACCAGAGAGATTACCAGATTTATCCGGTCACTTGGAGATAGCCATTGACTTGGAAACACGAGATCCTAACTTGACCACAATGGGGTCGGGTTCGGTTAGAGGAGACGGTGAAGTAGTCGGTATTGCAGTCGCGGTCGAAGGCTGGTCCGGCTACTTCCCGATAGCGCACGAAGGCGGGGGGAACATGGACCGCGCATTAGTGTTAGATTGGTTCGAAGAAGTTTTACAAACAACCTCTACAAAAATATTTCACAACGCCATGTACGACGTGTCCTGGATTAGGTCACTTGGCTTTTACATAAATGGTGGCATCATTGACACCATGGTGGCTGCATCACTGTGTGATGAGAACAGGTGGAGTTTTACACTAGACTCTGTTGGTAAAGATTACATAGGCATGCGTAAGAACGAAAAGCTTTTACAAGAAGCTGCAAAAGAGTGGGGCATCAATCCAAAAGCGGAGATGTGGAGACTACCTGCACCATTTGTAGGTGAGTATGCAGAGAAAGACGCAGAGATGACACTGAAGTTGTGGCACGCATTACAACATGAAATAAAAAAACAAGACTTGTGGGATGTATTTAATTTAGAAACTAATTTGTTTCCATGCCTGGTCGATATGAAATTTAAAGGTGTGCGAGTTGACGTAGCAAAAGCACACGCGGTCAAGACACAACTGACCGTGACAGAGGGTGAACTATTACGTGACATAAAAAAAATGGCAGGTTTCGATGTAGAGATTTGGGCAGCTGCATCGATTGCAAAAGCGTTTGAAAAGGCAAAGCTACCCTACGATAGAACAGAAAAAGGCGCACCAAGTTTTACGAAAAATTTTTTAGCGACACACCCACACGAGCTACCTAAACTAATTAATCAGGCACGAGAGATTAACAAAGCAAACACCACGTTTATCGATACAATATTAAAGCATGAACACAAAGGCAGGATTCATGCCGACATAAACCAGATACGATCCGATGACGGCGGAACAGTGACCGGTAGATTTAGTTACAGTAACCCGAACCTGCAGCAAATACCTGCACGGCACAAGGAGCTCGGACCGTTGATTAGAAGTTTGTTTATACCAGAAGAAGGATGTTCTTGGGGTTGCTTTGACTACAGCCAGCAAGAACCAAGAATCCTGGTTCACTTTGCATCACTCATGAAACTAGAGGGCACAGGAACTATTGTAGATGCATACAACGATGGCAGTGCAGACTTTCATCAGATGATAGCTGACATGGCCGGTATCGAGCGTAAACAGGCAAAGACAATTAATTTAGGTATTATGTATGGCATGGGCAAGAACAAACTTATGGCAGAGCTAGGACTCATGAAAGATGCTGCAGAAAAACTATTACGAACCTATCACCAGCGAGCACCATTTGTAAAAATGTTATCAGAGGCGGTGGCACGAAGAGCAGATGACAGCGGCAAGATACGCACGATAGGTGGTAGACTATGTCATTTCGACATGTGGGAGCCCCATGGCTTTGGTATTAAGAAGCCACTACCCCACGCTGATGCTCTCAGGGAGCACGGACCGGGGATTAAACGCGCGTTCACGTACAAAGCTTTGAACAAGTTGATCCAAGGATCAGCTGCGGACATGACAAAAATATCCATGTTGGCCTTGTACAGAGAGGGGGTGATTCCCCATATACAAATACATGATGAGCTTGATATCTCAATACAGAGCCCTGTTGACGCAGAGAAAATTATTGGAATTATGGAAGAAGCGGTTAAGCTACAGGTGCCGAACAAAGTAGATTACGAAAAGGGAGAAAACTGGGGTGACATCAAATGAGTCAACTGAAATTACACTAGGTCTTTGCGACAACTGTAGTAATTATGTCCCTTTTATCAGGCTAAATAGATACAAAGAAATGAGAGTTTTCAAGTGTTTATCTTGTGCTCACGAGTATAAACAGCTTGTCAACGGTAAAATAAAGTTTCTGCGAATAGACGAAATTTTGGACAAGATTTAGCCGCCCGCCCCGAGAATGGGGGCGAGCAAGCAATTGAAAGGTGTGAAGATTTTTTTACAATAAATTAAAATAATCTCTTGTCAAATACTATATTTGACATATATAATCCCACATTATAAATTAAAATAGGAGAAAGAAAATGACAAACGTCAAAAACATAAAACGTCCTTATGGTAAAATTTATTATACTAAAGACTATGATAAATTTGATTTTATACCAAGAAACAGGGACATAAAAAAATCACATGTTAAATTTTTAGCATACTCTCATGAGTCACCAATTGAGAACAATGGTAATAAAATACCCATAGTTACAAAGTGGTCTAAAGATAGAATGAAACTTCTTATCATGGAAGGTCAACACAGAAAAGAGGCATGTCAAATGACAAACACACCTCTTGCATACTACATTGATGAAGACATGGAGGAGAGTGATATAGCCCCACTAAACACAACTCAAAAGTCCTGGGACTTTAATGATTATTTAAAATTTTATAATCACGAGGATAACCCAACACACAAGACTTATCAATTTATAGCTACGGTAAAAAATGATTATCCTTTTTTACTTAGTAAATCTTTGTTGATTTTATTAGGTGGCAGTAACAACAGTAGAGCTTTTAACTCGTCTTTTAAGGACGGCACTTTTGAAATAAAAAGCATGAAAGAGTCGCTTAGAATTGCAGAGGAGTTGAAAAGGATATATGAAAACTTAGATAAGAAAATTAAATCTTATCAGTTCACTGTATCTTACATGGGCTTGAGAAAAGAAAAGTTGTTTTCATTTAACACAGCCCTTAAACAATTAGTTAAGTATGTTGATATGTACAACGAGTATTCAACTATAGAAACGTATAGAAGAGGTATGGTTGCTGCATATAATTTTAGGTTGAAAAAGAAAGAACATCTTAATCCGCCAATGAATGACAATTGATGACACGGGCCAGTAGGCCCGTGTTTTCACCAAGTTTTACAATATAAAATATAGTTCAAAGGAGAGTAAAATGCCAGATATAAATAAATTTAAGTCTGTGTCCGTGGCAAAAGACACATATGAAAAACTTACTAGTTTAGCACAAAATAGGTTTGAAGTGCCAGTAAGTGTTCAAAAAGTTATAGAATTTTTGATAGAAAAGGAGTTGAAGAGGAAAAATGGTAGATCTAACGGGCGACCACGAAGTTAGGGCCACATGCCCACGATGCATGGGCAATGGCTATATTAGGATAATTAGTGAATTTATTAATAAAAAAGAGCTTGACTGTCCGCAATGTGACAGTCAAGGTTGGGTTATGTTGCCGGCCAACCAGTGTCGAGAGAACGTGGAGGGCGGCATAGAGCCTAAATGGATGAAAACGGGGGAAACAATATGACTTTGTTAAATAAACGTATTGACAATGTTCTAAAGGTCATGAGAGAAGCCAAAGACTACGAGTGCAAAATGATCTGGAACAAGCATTTACAGAAACTTTTTGAGATAAGGAAGAGGAAGGCTTATGAAAGACTTCAAGATTCAGCTCGAATGGTACACTAGCAACGTACTAACTTGGATAATTTTTTTAGTTGCAGCAGGATTAATGATTGTAAATATCGTCACGATGGTTAATATGTATTCTGTAATTGAAACGATGTGGCTGGAGATAGTACAGGTCAAGGAGACAAATAGTTCTTTGTACCAATTTATTGAGGCACATAGAGATGACTTTGATTAAGGAGACTAAGGGTGTGAGAAAAGAGATTCCTAATAGGATGATGTGTGCAACTTTCGCTATTCCAATAGATGGGCGTAAAGTTACAGGCACACTGGACTACACTGTAAGTGAGACAGGAATCACGCCCATGGCGTTCTGGATTAAAATTAAACCAACAGATTCATATTTAGATAGAGAACTTAGAGCATCAGGTAAACTTTTATCGAGGTGTTTACAGAACAACGAGTCCTTGAAAGATCTCGTTGACACACTATCTCAAGATAATATAGCAGGCCACATGGCTAGCTATCTACACAAGAATATGGAAGATATTATACTTGGAAAGAAACCAGACAAGAAACAGCGTATGCTCTCTACAGACCCGTACGCGATGAAAGAGTGATGGACGAGTTTGAAATAGAGTGGATACCAGAGGACACAGGTGCTCCATACGAGGCCGATGACCTGGCGGTAATGCCGGCTCACACAATCGACAAGATCTGTAAAAAGAAGTTTGGACACGTCAACTGGGCCAGGATGGGACAGATGACACCAGAGGATTTGATAGGCAATCCACACGAATTTGATTATGAAAATGGGGTAATATATTTCAAGAATGCCTACATGGTATGAAATTTGTAAAAAAGTATGTATATCCC